AAAGCATACTAGAATTTGGTAAAGCATAGTCTAAGGACGTCTGTTTTTGAGATTGACCATCAATCAGAACTTTATCTATTATCTCTTGCTTCAGTTCTGGAGAATAATAACTATTCTTACCTTTTTGGACAATGGCTAACCCATACCTGTCAATCAGGCGAATCATGTATTTGAGGTCAGATTCTGCAATACTAAACTTTTCTGATAAGCATTTAATGGACTTTCCAATGTGCCGTAGCTCATAGATTTGAACCTTGTCTTCATAACTCAATGTCATAAAAATAGCCCCCCAATTGTTAGATTTTATGTCTAACTTTTGGGGGGCAGTTCAGGAGTAGGAGGTGAGAATTTGGATAATTTACAAAGACGTTTAGAACATTTTGTAATCAGAGTATCGAGACATTGCAACCTCACGTTTTTATTTTAATTATATCAGAAAGGAGAATAAATGAGCCAACAACATCGAAAATGGTCAGCTCTTGTTGAACAGCGACTAAAAGAAAAAGATTGGACCAAAGGCGACTTAGCACTAGCGGTTGGTTTGCGGAGTTCGGGAACAATCACTGACTTACTCGCGAAGGGTAAAGGTAGTGTTGATCTAAAGGTTAGAGTTTCAAAAATCCTTGGAATTCGTGAACCATGGGAATTATTTGAAAGGTAACAAAAAAGTCCGACGGGAATCGGACTCAAAACAAAAATTTACTACTTAGATTATATCACAAAGGAGCTAACTATGGACAATATCTTAATGAGTTTGTCCGACTGGATAAAAGAAATTATTGAAAAAACAGTTAACAGATTAGTCCAAATCAAATTAGATGAGGCAAATGCCGAATTATTGACTAGAGAAAAAGTAGCGGACAGGCTTAACATGAGCCCGGCTACTTTTGATAAGTACTACAGGTATGATAAAAATTTTCCAAGCGAATTGCCAGGCGTTCGTTGGAAAAAAGCTGAAATTATCGCCTGGCTAAATAACAAATAAGACTTTTGGACGAGGTCTAATCACAAGGGAAGAAACACTGGAAAACAATTAGGAGTGTAATTATGTTTAATAAAAAGAAAAAATTGCAGAAGTCATTCAATAATATTAACAAGCACATTGATAGTCTGACGCTGTCAGAACAAGAAAAGCGTAATCTAAAAGGATTGCTCCGTAATGTCAAAATTAGAACAAGGGTGGCGTGATGAATGCAATTGGTATGTATAGCATTTTAGAGCGGCTAGACCGGCTTGAAAAAATCGTATTTGAAACAGTAGATGACACAGGCGGAACGCATTAGGGAATTTTATAAGGAAAATCCCACTGCCAGCTATGATGAGGTGGCAGAAGCTATCGGAACGACTAATAGCAACGTCAGAGCTAATATAGCCAAGGACATCAAGGCAGGCAGATGTGTCCGCCTCGAAGATAAATCATTGGACTACTCAGCTCATTTTGGGGCAACGGAAGCCCTAGCTGATTTAGTAGATTGGAAAAATGACACTAGACGGGAATGGGTGGAAATGCTGACTAGAGCAGCAGAGAAAGAAACAGATAGCAATACCATGCGATTGCTTATCAAGGAAGCTAATAAACTGATGAAAGAGGTAACGAAATAATGGCTAAATTATACGAACTCGTTGGGGAATATCGGGATTTATACGAGTTAAATCTTGATGATGAAACCTTAAAAGATACGCTAGACAGTATTGACTGGGCAGACAGATTGTCAGAAAAAGTTGAAGGCTATGCCCAGGTTATCGAAACAGCACTTGCTGAAGCGAAGATGTTTGAAGAGGCTGAAAAGAAATTCAAAGCCAAAAAAGAGGCTGCTAAGAAAAAAGCCGCCTGGTTGCAAGGGAATGTCTTCGATGCCATGAAATTGACCAACCAAACAGAAATTAAGTCAGGAATTTTTACAGTGCGAATTAAGCAGAATCCTGAATCGGTAAAAGTTGATGAAGAGTTACTGCCGAAAAAATACTTCAACAAAAAGATTACAGTCGCTCCGGACAAGACAACGTTAAAAGAACTGCTCAAATCTGGAAAGAAAATCAAGGGAGCAGAACTAATACGTACAGAAAAGTTGGTGATTAAATGATGATACTAGCAATTGATCCAAGTAGTAATCGAATTGAAACTAGTACAACAGGAATCGTCTTACTAGACAATGCAAGGCTAGTTGATTATTGGGTAGTTCCATTTGGTGCTGAGAACTTTAAAAAGTGGTTCAAAGATATTGGCAGAACTCTTGAGTTTGATACCGTAGTGGTTGAAAAATTCGAAGTTAGAGACAACGATTATTCCAGAGATAATTCAGTAGTCGAGACTATATCAGCAATCGAATTATGTTATCCGGATTTAGTTCTGCAGAGAAATGCAGGCTATCAGACGGATATTCCAAACGGTTTGCTTAAGGCTCTTGGTTTGTGGTCTTTTGATAAAAGCCATCACAACGATGTGAGGGCAGCTGCAAGGTTGGGATTGTTTTGGGCTCAGCGCAACGACATTGAGGAGGTGATTGTGGACATTGGCAATCGAATTACGCAAATGGCAAGCGGAAGCAGTTAAGCGTAGCGACCGCGATTGTCCTGGTATCTTTTTGGAAGCATACGGGGGTAGGGGTAAAACTATTTGTGCTTTTGAAATTGCAAAGCATAAAGAAGCTAAGAAAGTACTTGTTATCAATAACCGATTAGCTATCCTGAATGGTTGGAACAACACCCATCAAGATTTAGGCTATGTAAATGATTTTGAGTTAGAAATCATGACGGATCGCAGATTGCAGAACAGATTAGCAAGTGGTGAATCTATCGAGTGTGATGTATTTGTCATCGATGAATGGCAGAATATGTCGAGCGATGCCAATGTGAAAGCATACAAGAAGGTCAAACGCGGCTATACAGTAGGGCTTTCTGCAACGCCTATCAGGAAGAAAGGGCAGAATTTCTACCCGTTAGAAAAAACAATATTTGGAATGGCTGAGCCTAATCAACGTGAGAACTGGCAATTAGCCCATGGTAAGATGAAGTATTCCAAGTTCAGCTATTCTAAACAAGAATGGGATGACTTCCGAAACTATGAAAGCTACGTGGCCAATTTACCAAATTTCTTCCGTTGGGAAGATGTTGAGGCCATTGAAGAGGCAGAAGAAAATAACGGTTTTGAGGTAATTTTTGAACCAGTTTGGTGCCCACCTGCTAATCCGAAAGAGCTGGAACAGTTTAGAAGTCTAAACATCGTTGGTAAAGATGGCAAGTTTGCGATGGCTAAGCAAACTTTTGGTCGAAAGATTTTTGAGAGGTACTTAATCCAGACAGGGTTTGAAATTGACTTTCCGAAATTGAAGGCGATCAATGCAGATACACCTATGCTAATACAGCTTGATTTATTGTTGGCCAGTCATACAGAAATGCTGATAGTCAGCAAGTCGAAGCAAATTGTAGAAGTCATTCGTGAGCGTCACCCTGAGATTGGGATTTGGACGGGAGACAAGAAGGACGCTCTGGAGCAAACCAATGTAGTAGCTACCACTCAAGTACTTGGTGTCGGTGTGGATGGCTTGCAGTATAAATTTAAAACGATTGTTGTCCTAGATCCAGTCAATCCATCTGATGGTGACTACGACGACTACCGCCAGCTATTATGGCGGGTAACGGGCAGCCGTCAACAACATGACGTGCGTGTCATTGAATTTTATTTTTGAGGAGACAAAATGGCAGAACATAAGGAATCGGGTATCTTTATTGTTTTGCGTTGCATTCAGGCTGACCTAATTGCTCCAAAAGGGCAGTATAACTCTTTTGGTAAGTATGCCTATCGTAGCGCTGAAGATATCCTGGAGGCTCTCAAGCCTCTTTTGAAGAAATATGATGCCTCAATCGTACTGAGCGACGAAATCGTCCAGGTTGGGGAGAGGTACTATGTAGAGGCTACAGCTACCCTTTACGCAATGGGTGAATGTGTAGGAAACAAGGCTTACGCTCGAGAAGACGAGACCAAAAAAGGTATGGACGGGGCACAGATTACAGGTGCAGCTTCTAGCTATGCTCGTAAATACGCTTTGAATGGGCTTTTGGCTATTGATGACAATAATGACGCTGATACAGATGCCTATCATAATCAGAATAATCAAAGTGCTGGTAAAACTCAAAAGACTAATCAAAAACAAGCGAGTCAGCAAGAGTCAACAGCGAAAGCTCCTGCTAAAAATAATGGTTCTAAAACTATTACTGGAGCGCAAGCCAAGGCTATCCGAACAGAACTCAAAAACATGGCAGAAGCTACAGGAAGTCCAGCTGCTGCAATTGGTAACTGGTTTATCGGAAAGATGGGCGTTGACAAGCCAGAGAACATTCCTGCAGAGCGTTTGAAAGAGGCACAACAGATTATCGCAGATGCGAAAAAAGTGAAAGGGATTGAATAAATGATTAATAATGTAGTACTAGTTGGTCGTATGACCAAGGACGCAGAGCTTCGATACACTCCAAGTCAGGTGGCAGTTGCTACGTTTACACTTGCTGTTAATCGCGCCTTTAAGAGCCAAAATGGTGAGCGCGAAGCGGATTTCATTAACTGTGTGATCTGGCGTCAGCAAGCTGAAAATTTAGCTAACTGGGCTAAAAAGGGTGTCTTGATTGGGATTACGGGACGTATTCAGACTCGTAACTACGAAAACCAACAGGGGCAGCGTGTGTATGTAACCGAGGTTGTTGCAGATAATTTCAAAATGCTGGAATACCGCCAGCAACAGCAGCAAGAGGATTCATTCGATAATAACAATCCAATGGATATTCAGGCTGACGACTTGCCATTCTAATAGGAGGTACTGAATGGGAATGAAGGAATATGCTTTGGCTTATCAAAAAAAAGGATTTTCTGTATTGCCCATTAGTCCAACTGGGAAGAAGCCGATGATTGCTTTTGCGGATAAGCCGCCTATGACTGCCCAGGAAATTGAAGATTTCTGGACTCAGTACCCAGATAGCAATATCGCTGTCCGGACGGATAAGTTTTTCGTCATTGATATTGACTTACATGGGAAAGCTAATGGATTTGAGAGTTTGGCCAATTGGGAACACTTGGATCTTATCACTCCAACTCTACAGGCCAAAACGGCCAGCGGTGGCAAACATATCTTTTATTTCAAACATCCAGATGTGTCTATGACGCAAATGATTGGCTTCCTTCCGGGCGTCGACGTCAAAGCTCATCTTAATAACTATGTTCTGGTGGCACCGTCTAAAACTCCCAAAGGTGTTTATGCCTGGGATAAAGACAAGTCAAAAGAGGATGGCACCATGGTCACAGCTAGTCGAAAGTTAGTCATGGCCATCAAACAAGAGTACAACAAGAAAAATCCAGGTAGTGACCTGGATAATATCTACTATCAAATTAGCAAAGGTGCTGGTAAGCGGAACCGGACTACGGAACTGTTTGAAATGATTGTTTTGGGATTTGGAGACCAGGGCGGGCGGAATGATACTCTTGCAAGATTTGTCGGTGGGTTACTGAGTCGGTCGGTGGATCCAGAATGTATCCTGCGGCTTGCGGAAACGGCCAATAATAATTCTGTTGAACCCTTGGGCAAAAGAGAAATGAGACGGACAATCGAATCGATGATCAAAAAACACATGAGGGGGGGTGGCCACAATAGGTGAAATTGTTAATATTTCAATCAAGCAGTTTTCACGACGAAAAAAGAAAATCCTGAGCGAAGAAGGTGAACAGATTGAAGTAGAATCCATTGTGGCAGACAGCCCTAGAAATGTCTTACTGGCGATGAAAAGCGATAACAAGTTGAATGATTTTCTCCGGCACAATGAATTCACCGGTGAACATGAGATTGTGGAGGATGTAAAACTGGACGCCATTCAGCTTCGACGTGGGCAGCTTCCATCTACTTTTGAGTCATATCTGAGCGTCTATTTGGAAAATCATTTCAAAACAGTTTTTAAGGCTGGAGCTTTAAGAGATGGCATTGAAGCTTTTTTTGCAGAAAAAACCTACAATCCTGTTCAGGAATACATGGAGCACGCTTATGAATCTTGGGATCACAGGGAGCGGTTAGCTCAAGTTTTCCAAACGTGGCTAGGTGCTGAAGACAGTATCTTTGTTCAGCGTATTGCGGTCATGTTCTTTGTCGGTGCAGTTTCAAAGGTGTTTAACCCCTGGGTCAAATTTGACTATACATTGGACTTAGTCGGTGGCCAAGGAGCAGGTAAGACCACCTTCCTGCAGAAAGTTGCAGTCGAATGGTACACTGATTCGGCAAAAGATTTTATGGATAAGGATAATTATGAAATCATGCTGAAGTCTCTGATCGTCAACGATGATGAGATGGTGGCCAGCAGAAAGACCACTTTTGATGAGCTCAAGGCATTTGTAACCAAAACTGAACTGTCGTTTCGTAGGTCTTACGGTCGCAGAGCTGAAAAATTCCCTAAAAACTTTGTGATTGCTAGGACATCGAACAAGGTTGAGTACCTAGGAGACAAAACTGGTGAGCGACGCTTTCTGCCAGTGCTGGTGGATGCAGACCAGCAGTTGGTCAAACCGTTTGATATGACTGATCGGGATGTGCTCCAACTTTGGGGTGAGGCGGTCGCTATTTACAAAAAAGGGTTTACGCTTACTTTTGATGATGACTTCGAAGACGAACTGGCGGTCTATAAGGAGCGGTTCACTTATAAAGATGAAGCGGAATCACAGATTTACGATTATCTGGACATGTTAGTTCCTGATGAGTGGGAAGAAATGTCAGTGGTTCAGCAACATCAATATACCTGGGCATACTTTAATAATGGCAGTTATCGTAATGAGTCGGGATTTGTCTATGAAGGTGTTAAACTGCAAGCGAGTGTTTCCGCCAAGCAGATTTTGAAAAACGTATTTGATATCGACAGTGCAAGAGGTGAGAGAATTGCTCGCAAAATCAAGTTGATTATGGACAATCATCAAGATTGGGAATACCGAATAAAGAAGATAAAAGGGAGAACTGTCAGGGCATATTTTAAGAAAAATATGCAAAATGAAGTGATGTAACCTTTTAGGCTAAAAAAGGCTAAAAAAGCTTAAAAATGGCGTTTGGGTTACATCAGGTTACATCATTGATGTAACCTGCCGAAAATCCATTAATAACAAGGGTTTAGGGCTATTTTTTGAGAAAAATTCAAAAAAAGTGATGTAACCTATCTAAAGCCTTGATATGACTGGTTTTATGAGGTGTCTATTAGTATGGTTACATCATTTATATAAAAACTTTAATAAGTAAAAATAGCAAGTGCTATAAACGTTGATATTATGGGATTCTTGTTTTTTATAAATATATTTTTTGAAAAGTGATGTAACCTTGTAACCTCACTAAAATATGCAAAATAATGAATAAAAAGGAGAGTAAATGAGTTATAAAGTTTTAGTTTATTTTGACAATATGTTGGACGAAGAATATAAGTTTAAAACAGAAAAAGATGCATCGAAATGCCATGATCAATTGCGAAGGAAATACCAAGGTCAGCGTTTATATAAGGTAAAAATGGAGGAGGTGGAAGAAGAGGTAATCATAACTAACTTCAGGGAGGTTGATCATGACTAAAGACGACTTTTTAACAGGTTTTGTACTTATACTTTTAGCTGCTTGCATTTTTGCTGTGGGATTTGCGATTGGGCATGATTATAGCAGTGAGCACTACGAGCAAAAAATCACAGATTTACAAATACAGCTGGTAAGCACGCAGCAGCAGCTTAAGCAATCTCGTGAGCAAAATCAGAGCCAGACTAAAAGGATTGCGAATCTGACCGGGAATGGAGGATAAAAAACACTACATGGAAATAAAATGTGGAAATTGCTTAGAATTACTAACAGAGTTAACTGATGGATCAATTGATATGGTGATAACAGACCCGCCATATAACATATCAGTAAAAAATAACTTTGCTACAATGGGGCGGACAGGTATAGATTTTGGTGATTGGGATAAAGGTGCGGACTTATTAAGTTGGATTGATATTGCAAGTCGAAAATTAACTAAAAATGGTGGAATGGTGATCTTTAATGATTGGAAAAATTTAGGAGATATTGCAAGACATTGCGAAAAAACAGGCTTAGCAGTAAAAGATATTTTCCGTTGGGTAAAAGATAACCCTATGCCAAGAAATCGAGATAGGAGATACATTACAGATAGCGAGTACGGGATATGGGTCGTCCGAAAAAATTCCAAGTGGGTATTTAATCGTAAATCGGAAAAATATGATAGGCCAGAATATCGCTATCCTATTGTATCAGGAGCAGAGAAAACACAGCACCCTACTCAAAAGCCGGTAGCCCTGATGAGGGACATCATTACGCGACACACAACAAAAAGGGCTGTTGTTTTAGACCCTTTTATGGGCAGCGGATCAACTGGAGTAGCTTGTCTACTGACGGAGAGAGACTTTATTGGATATGAGCTAAATAAAGATTACTTTAATATCGCAAACAAAAGGATTGCTGAGTTGACTGGGAATGGTGGATGAGATGTTAAGAGTATTTGAAGCTTTTGCAGGTATTGGTACGCAACGCATGGCATTGCGAAACCTCGGGATACCACACGAAGTAGTAGCTATTGCCGAGATCGACAAATTTGCCATTAAAAGTTATGAGGCAATTCATGGCCCAGTAAATAATCTAGGTGATATTAGCAAGATTAATCCTGACACTATTCCTGATCACGACTTATTTACTTATAGCTTTCCTTGTCAAGACATTTCTGTGGCAGGGAAGCAAGCTGGTCTTGATATTGATAGCGGTACACGCTCAGGATTGCTCTGGGAATGCCAAAAAGTTATAGTGGCTAAAAAACCGAAATATCTATTAATGGAAAATGTAAAAAATCTCGTAGGCAAAAAGCATAAGCCAAATTTTGATAAATGGCTTGATTGGCTAGAGAGTCAAGGCTACACGAATGACTGGCAAGTGCTAAATGCAAAGGATTACGGTGTCCCGCAAAATAGAGAGCGTGTGTTTTGTGTGTCGATTTTAGGTGAGCATAAACCTTATATTTTCCCAGAAAAACAGGAATTGACCATCAGACTAAAGGACATTTTGGAAGATGATGTTGATGAAAAGTATTATTTAACAACAAACAAAGCAAATGAATTATTGGCCACGATTGTCCGAGAAAATGATGTTTCTGAAAGAGTTGTTGTAGATAGTACGATAAAAAAACCAAAAATAAAAAATGTAATGAACGCTGTAATAGGAAGATATGATGCAGGCATCCGAAATCAACAATCGGTTGGAGGTGCTGTCATTGAGCTTATTGAATAAAAATGCAACAAAAAAAGGCTACTTAGTAGCCGATGATGGGGACGGAATAGATACTGCTTATCCAGATAGCAAAACGAGGAAAGGGAGAGTGCAAAAAAACATGAGCCATACGATAACGACAGATGATAGTAAGGCCTTTTTGATTGGCGCAAGTCGTGGGAGAGACCCCGAAAACCCAAACGATAGGTCAGCTGGAAACCAAAACCTACAACAAAGACTTGAAATCAACAAAAATGGCACAAGCAATACAATTACAAGTGTCCAAAAAGATAACTATGCGGTTGAATTCCCAGATTACCGCATCCGCAAGCTAACACCGCTAGAATGTTGGCGGTTGATGGGGTGTAGTGATGAGGATTTTGAAAAAGCACAGTCTGTCAATAGCAATAGTCAGCTTTACAAACAGGCAGGAAACGCAATTGTGGTTGATGTGCTAGAGGCAATATTAAAGCAATTATTTTTAACCGAGGCGCAAAATGAACATTGAAGAAGCGAAGCAAAAATTACATAACATGGCATATAGAGATTTACAAACTAAGCCGTATGATTTGAAACTTGCTGATGTTATTCAGATTCTTAATCAAATTAAACTCGACAAACCTCAACCAGAAATTCCACAGTTTGTCGCTGACTACATAGATGATATGCACAAAAACGCACGTACATTGAGATACGCTTTTAAATACATGGAAAGTAACATAAAAATGCACAAATGGTGTGTTTTCGAAAAGCAAGAAACGTTTGTTAATGCTTTTTTATACGGATATACAATTGAAAAAGAGAAACTGTACACTGTTGAGATACCAAATCCGAAAAACGGTATTGCGCATAGGCACATAATGCTGGTTAAGACAACTGACGGAAGAGTAGTTTTGTCTGAAGTAGTAGACTCACACATACATTTGAGAGATGATTTAAGACTCACCGAGTCAGAAATCCGCAAAGACTTCGATTGGGCTTGGAGAGAGGAGTTTCCTAAAGAGGTGACGGAATGATGAATGAAAGAGAATTAAATAAATTGATGAATTACGACAAAAAGAAAAGTGATTTAAAAAAACGCCTGATTATAGGATTTACCCTATTGCCAATCAGCATCGTATTGTCTGGATTTGTTATTAAATACGGTTGGAATAATATTTTGTCAACAATTGATGGCGTCCCACCTATCAATTTACCACAAGCGATAGCAATTGATGTGCTAGTAAGTTTTATCATTGCCAAGACAAACGCAGAAGGAGATTTTGCCACAGAAGTTGGCAGAGCTTTTATTTCGCCGTTAATGACGTTGTTATTGTTTTGGGTAGTGACTTTGTTTATGTAATGTTTAGAGGTAACAGATGACTGAAGAATTAGGAGTGTTGCTTGACAAGGAAGGAGTTGAATACGTAAAAATGGTATTTGATGATGGCTTTGTCTGGACGATACGCAACCCACTAAACGCTGCGTTGCTTAAACGCCAAGATGCAGAGCAGTTCCCGCAGTTTACGTGGGTGCCACTGACAGATTTATAACCCCACGCAATGGCTCTGTGGGATTACGTGCCAGGAACCACGTTGAAAGCGACTTAGACACCTTCATTTTTATCAGCCTTGCGGATTGTCAAAGGTTCGTAAGGTGTAGACCGAAATTAAACACAGAAGGATGTGATGACAATCTCCTTACACCCAAAAAATCTAACGCTGGTTATCGGTCACCAGCTATTATCCAAGGCGCTAATACTGACATCGTGCGCCTGTGTCAAAATAAAAAAAGGAAGAGAGGGCTTTTCTCCACAAAAAAAGACGTCCATGCGAACGCCTCCTTGGTTATATCTGTTAACACCATTATACCACACTGAGGGGGCTTTTATGACGTTTTTTCCCGAGATTGATATCCAAAAAACAAAATCCAATGCTAAGCGTAAATTGAAAGAGTATCCACGCTGGCGGCGGATAGCTAACGATGTAGATACTCAAAAAGTTACAGCTACTTACTCATTTGAGCCAAGGCAACCTCATGGAGTCCCTAGCAAGCCTGTTGAGAGACTAGCACTTAATCGTGTATCAGCGGAACAGGAACTGGATGCGATTGAGAGAGCGGTCAACGGGATATTTGATCCAGAGTATAGATTGATACTGATTGACAAGTATTTGCTCACATATCCAAAGACTGATTGTGATATTTATACAAAACTTGGTTACGAGAAAAGTCAGTACTACAACATGCTAGATAATGCTTTAATGTCTTTTTCTGAACTATACAAAGAGGGGATGTTGCTTGTCGAAAAAATGGAAAAAAGCTGGAATTAATATGGAATAATTATGTACTTTATATATAAATATTCATGTTATTATAGTACTATGAAATAACAAGAAGAGATAACCATTTTACCAACTGACTATTTATTTAGTCGCTGACTTTAACTACGATCAAACTTGTTATTTTATGTATGTGGGACGTGCGGGTTCGAATCCTGCCGTCTCAATCAGCGCCCAGAAGAGGCGCGACCCCATACCCCTTTAAAGGCAGACACGTTCTGATGTGTGGGTTTTTATGATTAACCGCAAGTTCAAAAACAAGGGTCGCAACCTTGCTTGTGGTTAGTAGGGACAACGGTTGTAAGTCGGTTCGATTCCGACTGTTCCTGTGCTAGTCATCACATCGTGATGGCTTTTTATTATGCAAAAAAGAACCACTAAGTGGCTCTTATGCTTGTAGTTTTAATTCAAGTGCCTCTGTGAGGACTTGCGAGAAATTGAGATTTTCATCTTCGGCTGCTTTGTTTAACCACTCAGGGATAGTCACGTTCTTACGTACTTTTTTAGAGTGGTATTTTTTCATGTAGGCAATCATATCGATGCCGATTAAAGCAATATCAGAATCACGATACTGTTCTTTTAAGTCGGAAACGGAGCTAGCCTTTGGATAGTCAGTATAGTCTTCAAGAGCAAAGCCTAAGACTTCGACAGCCATTTCGTAAGCTTCTTGAAAGTCTTTACCTTGAGTAATTGCTTCAGGTACATCTGGAAATGTAACCATGATATAGTCTGTGTCTTGTGTGAATGTAGCTGGATAGATTAACATAATGATTCTCCTTCGATCACTGTGAGATAAGCAAACCATCTGGCAAGCGGATTATTTTAAACCCGCCTGCTTTAGAATGGTATCTTCAAGGCCTTTTCCGAGGTCTTTGTTGTGTAGAGGAACAATGGTTTGATGTCCGTTATTATCTCGGAATTTTTTGTGACTTCCGTTTTGACTGACTTCATAGAACCCATTCTTTTTTAGCAGTTTTATCATCTGCTTTGGGGTCATTGGCATATTGCTTACCTCACTTTCTATACTTATATTATACACGCAATAAACATGGTTGTCAATAGGTATGCGCAAAAAATGCGTATTTTTGTTTTCTATTTTTTATTATGGAGGTTAGGGTATGAGGCCGCAGAAGTTAACAATTGCGGGTGGCAGACGAACGACTGTTGACTACGATGATAGGTCAGCTGAGTATCGTGACTATAATCGTAACAGATGGAAGTATGATAGGAAGACTAAGCAGTTTTATAACTCTAAGATTTGGAGAGAGACAAGTAAGCAAGTCTTATTGCAAAGTGATTATATCTGTGCAATGTGTGGTGGAGAAGCAACGATGACTGATCACATTGTCTCAGTTAAGAAAGATTGGAATAAAAGATTAGATTGGAATAACTTGCAAGCAAGTTGTAAAGCTTGTAACGATTGTAAAGCAATAAGAGAGAGACGGAAAACCTAAACGTACATAAAAAGTAACATACGCAATCATTGTTCGGGAAATACCCCGCCTATTTTTTAACGGGGCTATATTGTTCGGAAACTTAAGAACGCGCCCTTTTCTGTGCAAAAAAATCCCTTTTTGAAATTTTTGAAACTGTAAAGTTTGTGTAAAGGAGGTCTTATGGGAAGAAATTTAAAGCTAGTTGAAACGACAAAAAAGCATCTTACGAAAGAAGAAAAAATAGTGCGAGAAACCGCGCAAAATAAGGCGTCTGACGGTCTTAAAAAGTTGCAAAAGACACCTCCTGAACACTTTAATAATGTAGCTAAGTACGAGTATAGGAGAATCATAGAAGACCTCCAAAACCTACCCCTAAGAAATCTCGATAGAGGGCTATTAGAGTTATATTGCACATGGTATGCTATCTACAAAGAAACAAGTAGAAAACTAGATGAGGTTGGTTATTTTACGAATGATCCAGACAAAGGCATTATTCCTAGTCCGCTTATTTTAACATTGGAAAAAGCCACTGCGAATATTAGAAGTAGTGCCAGTCAATTAGGACTAACGGTAGATAGTCGCATGAAGATGTTTATTCCGAAGGAAGAAGAAAAACCTAAGAGTATATTTGATAAATTTGGAGGATAGAGAGAAAGGGGGTCATGACAATAGAATACGATTATTCAGCAATCGGCGACATCTATAAAGATGACGCTTTTTATTATGCAAAAAAGGTCGTTGATGAAGAGATTAAAGCAAGTAAGAAGGTCTTTAAAGCTTGTCTAAGACATTTGAATGACCTTAAAAAAATAGATGATGATAATTTTAAATTTATCTATTTACCAAAAAAAGCAATTGACCCCATAATTTTTATTGAGCTATTGCCAGACGTTAAGACGGGAAAGCCTTATCCTTTAGCGATGTTTCAGAAGTTTATTATCGGGAATTTATACGGATGGCGAAAGAAAACAGATCATTCCTTAAGACGCTTTAGAAAAGCTATGATTTCGGTTGCTCGTAAAAATGGCAAAACAATTCTGATAGCTGGTATCTTGCTTTATGAATTTTTGTTTGGGCATAATCCATCTATGAGTAGACAATTGTTTTGTACAGCTAATGACCGTACACAGGCTAAAATTGCTTGGGACATGGCAAAGAAGCAACTCTCATCTTTAAGAGCAAAGGACGCTGATGTCAGAAAAGCCACGAAAATTGTTCGTGATGAGCTGAAAAACTTACATGATGAATCTTATATTAGGGCTCTTAGTCGAGATACTGGGGCAGTCGATGGGTTCGAGCCTTACGTTGGCGTTTTAGATGAGTTTGCGGCATCAAAGACAAACGAAATGTTAGAGCTTTTAGAATCCGGTCAAGGTCAGCTTGATAATCCGTTTATCTTGATTATCTCAACAGCTGGTATGGATTTGAATGTCCCCATGCACACAATTGAGTATCCGTACATCACTAAAATTTTAGACGAAGAAATTGTAGATGATGGCTATTTTGGATATGTCGCAGAGCAAGACAACGAAGGTGAAATTAAAGATGAATCAAATTGGATAAAATCAAATCCAATCCTCGAGGTTGAAGCTTTGCACGATAAGCTAATGGATTACCTGAGAACGCGTCGTAGAGTGTCTCTTGAAACAGGTGAAATTAACAAGGTACTTATCAAAAACTTTAACATGTGGCGGCAGTCGAGTGAGGAATCATATATTGATAAGCAATCTTGGGAACTTGCTCGTATTGATAAACCCGACACACATAAACGAAGGGTCTGGCTAGGTGTGGACGTCGGTCGTGTTAGTGACTTATTTGCTATTACACCAGTTATTATGATGGACGATTTTTGGTATATTGACAGTTTTTCTTTTGTTGCGACAAAGTATGGGTTAACGGCTAAAGAAAAGCGTGATGGTGTGTCTTACAGTAATTTAGAACGTCAAGGCTATTGCGAGATAACAACATTAGAAAGTGGGGTTATTGATGATGAGAGAGTTTTAGAAAAAATAGAGGAGATGGTCTATTCGAATGACTGGGAAGTTAACGGAATCTGTTTTGACCCTTACCAATTTGGAACGCTGCTTACGATGATTGAGAAAAGGCACCCAGAATGGCCTCTCATAGAGGTTTCGCAAACGACAATGGTTTTGAACATGCCAACAAAGCAATTTCGTGATGATCTCAAGAATGGCAAAATAAAGCACTCTGGCAATCCATTGCTAACAATGGCTGTTAATAACGCTTATATCAAGACTGATAACAATGGCATGAGGATTGATAAGAATAAGAATAGCAATAAGATAGACCCTCTGGACGCTGCTTTAGACGGGTATGCAGTTTGTTACTTAGAGCCATTTGACGGCTCTGGTTACTGGACAAGTGAGAAAATTTTAGGAGGAGAGACACTGTTTTGATTGGTTTTATTTTAAAAAACATACATACATTAATCTTGTTAGCTGGACTAGGTTTATTGATGTATGGGTTGTTTTTGTTTGGTGATAAAGTTGGTTTTATCGCTAGTGGTCTTATTTTAATTTTTTTAGCTATCTATGTAGATAGCGTAGGAGGAAAACATGAATAAACGCATTAAGAAAAAACGTAAATTGGAAACAGCGGTTGTGATGCTTGTTGCAGAAAATGCTATGCAAGCTGAAGCACTCAGGAATCAAAACAGACAAATTGCAGAGCTGAGATCGATTATACAACAAAACGCCCAAGCGACAAATAGAGAGTTTGCAGCAGTTAAATCAGCGACGCTAGACAACCAAGCAGCCATTAAGAAAATTGGGGATGAGGTTTATTATATCAAGCAAAATTATAAGCGCAAGTGGCGGAAATAGATGTTAATGGTTTAGAAAGGAGGTGAGAAATCGATGAGTTTTTTTCAACCTTTGGGCAGTTCAAAGGTGTCCTATGATGACTATGTATCATCTGTTTTAGCTGGCGATGTCTCCCAAAAATACTTAGGAGTGTCGGCTTTGAAGAATAGCGATATTTTAACAGCAACGTCTATTATAGCTGGGGATATTGCTAGGTTTCCGCTTGTTAAAAAGGATGTTAATGGGGACATTATCCATGATGAGGATATTAATTATCTTTTAAATGTTAAATCCACAAAAAATGCGAGCGCTAGGACCTGGAAGTTTGCTATGGCAGTAAATGCCATTTTGACTGGTAATTCTTTTTCGCGTATTTTGAGAGATCCAAAGACTAACCAAGCTTTGCAATTCCAATTTTACAGGCCGTCAGAAACGACTGTTGAGGAGACAGATAACCACGAGATAGTTTATACGTTTACTGATATGTTGACAGCAAAACAGGTTAAATGTTTTGCCCATGACGTTATCCACTGGAAGTTTTTTAGTCACGATACAATTTTGGGAAGGTCCCCGCTACTGTCTTTAGGTGATGAGATTGATTTGCAAACCGGCGGCATCAATACCTTAATTAAATTCTTCAAAGATGGTTTTTCTAGTGGCATCTTAAAAATGAAAGGTGCTCATATAAGCGGTGAAGCACGTAAGAGAGCCAGAGTTGAATTTGAAAAAATGCGCGAGGGTGCAATTGGTGGTAGTCCTTTAGTATTCGATGATACGCAAGAATACACGCCGCTTGAAATCGATACTAACGTATTGCAATTAATTACAAGTAACAATTTTTCAACGGCGCAAATCGCAAAAGCTTTGCGGGTTCCCAGCTACAAGCTTGGTGTTAATAGTCCAAATCAATCTGTTGCCCAGTTGATGGAAGATTATGTCACGAATGATTTGCCATTTTATTTTGATGCTATCACAAGTGAGTTAGGACTTAAGACGCTAAGTGATAAGGATAGGCGTTTGTATCGTATCGAGTTTGATACACGAAGCGTCACAGGTCGCAATGTTGATGAGATTGTCAAATTGGTTAATAACCAAATCTTGACGCCTAACCAAGGCCTCGTAGAGCTTGGTAAGCAAAAATCAACAGATCCAAACATGGATAGGTACCAGTCTAGTCTAAACTACGTCTTTTTAGACAAAAAAGAAGAATATCAAGACAAGGTTGGTATCAAAGGGAAAGGAGGTGAGGTAAATGCCAAAGAGGATAAATCTTAAAGGACCACTAATTGCAAATAACTCTCAAGAAGTTTACGACTATTACGGAATGGAAGCAGCAAGTGCTAAAAGTATCATTGAGCAATTTCCTGAAGATAATAGCGATATTGTTTTGGAAGTTAATTCAAACGGTGGACTTGTGACAGTTGGGAGTGAAATCTATACCGCTTTACGAAATTACAAAGGAAAAGTAACTGCAGAAATTACTGGCATGGCTGCAAGTGCAGCATCTGTGGCTGTTATGGGTGCGGATAAGGTTGTCATGAGTCCTACAGCTCAAATGATGGTGCATAAAGCACTCTTTAAATGGGTGTCTGGTAATAGTGATGACCTAGACAAAGCTTCTAATGCCTTAAAATCAAGTGATAAAGCTATTGTGAGTGCCTATGTCGCAAAAACAGGGTTATCAGAAGATGCAATCATGGATTTAATGCGAAATGAAACGTTTATGTCCGCTCAAGATGCCGTAGAAAAAGGTTTTGCGGACGAAGTTATGTCTTTTGAAGCAGTTGCTAGCATTGATAATTCCATGTTGCCGCAAGCTGTTATTGATGACTATTACAGAAGTAGGAACAAACGAAAACAAGAGATTAGCAACATGTTACTAGAAATTGAAAAAGAAGAAATTTTACGAGGGCTATAAGCTCTTTTTTTATTGGAGGAATTTATGTTCGAAGAAAAAATCAAAGAAATTAAAGCGAATATCGCTAATTTAAACCAAGCTATTGCTACTAAAACAACAGAAGTAAAAAATGCTTTGGAATCAGATGACCTTGAAACTGCTCGCTCAATTAAAGCAGAAATTGAAGAAGCTAAAGCAAACCTAGCAGAAGCAGAAAATGACTTGAAATTGTATGAAGCTAGCATTGAAAAAGGCGGTGCAGAAAATACTGGAGGAAAAGAAGTGCCACAAGAAACTAAAACATACCGCGAAAGCGTTAACGAATTTATTCGTTCAAAAGGAACAGTAACTAATGAAGCTTTGCGTTTTGAAGGAAAAGATGAAGTTCTTATTCCGCTTAATCAGACAACACCAGTCGCTCCTGACACAGATGGAATTAAAAAGACAGACGTGAAACCTGTTTCTAGCGAAGAAATTCTATACACACCAGCTCGTGAAGTTAAGACAGTTGTTGATTTGAAACAATTTACTAGCATCCACCCAGCTAAGAAAGCATCTGGTAAATGGCCGGTATTGCAACGTGCTACAGAAAAAATGGTAAGCGTTGAAGAATTGGAAAAAAATCCAAAACTAGGCAAACCACAATTTAAAAACGTGGAGTGGGAAGTTAAAACTTATCGTGGAGCTATCCCGTTATCCCAAGAGTCAATTGATGATGCAGATGTAGATTTGGTTGGTATTGTTGCTGAAACAATCGGTCAAATGAAAGTTAATACAACTAATGATGCAATTGCTAAAGTCCTAAAAACATTTGAGGCTAAAGCTGGTGTCAAAACATTAGATGACATCAAAAAAATCCTAAATGTAGATTTAGATCCAGCTTACAATGTGTCATTTATTGTATCTCAAAGCTTTTACCAGTCCATGGATACTTTAAAAGACGAAAATGGCCGTTACCTACTTCAAGATTCAATCACTTCTGCGTCTGGCAAAGTGTTTCTTGGAAAACCGGTATTTGTCCTATCTGATGACGTAATTGGTAAAGACTCAGCTTTTGTCGGAGATTTTAAGCGCGGCGTGTTATTTGCTGATCGTAAAGATTTAGGGCTTCGTTGGGCAGATAACGAAATTTACGGTCAATACTTGCAAGCTGTCCTTCGCTTTGGTGTCGCTAAGGTAGATGACAAAGCTGGATACTATGTGACATTCAAACCAGAACAATTGCCCTCATAAGGCCACTGAAGAAGTGGCGAAACCAACTAGCAAAAGCACTGTCGAGGAGATTAAGCGCTATTTAACAAGCAAGGGAATTGACTTTAATGGGAAAACATTAAAATCTGATTTATTAAAACTTGCAGGCGTTGAAGAGGTATAGCTATGGCTGTATCAAAAGAGTTATTAGACAGTGTAAAACTCTATTGTAAAATTGACTTTGATTTTGATGACGACATCATCAAAGAAATGATTGAATCTGCTCAAGAACAAATCTGTTTTGCAATAGAAGACGGTTCTACTCCTGAAAAGTTCAAAGGTCACGCTAAATTTAATTTAGCTGTCAAAAAGCAAGTCAAGGAAGAGTATGACCATCGCGGTTTGTCTGCGGATAGTTTTCGCTATCCGTTGGCAAATGGTGTTTTAAACATTATCCATCAATTGCGATTGAGAGGTGATGATTCGTGATTACACGCAAGATGAACGTCAGGATAACGATTTTTAGCCAATCAGGCGGGCAAAATGAAGATGGTGAAGTAGTATCTGCTGTCAGAAAGGACTTGTATACTTGTTGGGCAGAAGTGCTAAAAACGCAGTTGAGAGATTTTAATTATCAATCAAAGTATCAAAACGCTAGCAATTTGCCAACAAATAAGGATACTAAGGTTTTTTTAATTAGGTATAACCCTGAATTATCTATAGATAACACGATGTTTGTTGAGTTTGGCAAGCGCATTTATAAGATAGATAAAATCGAATCTGACGAATCTGGCAAAGATATTATCATGATAAGTGGAGTAAGCATGTCATGACAAAAGGTTTAGATGAAATATTGGCTAATCTGACAAAGCTTGAAGTAAAAGCACCAAAAACCGCAAAAGCAGCAGTAACTGAAGTTGCCAAAGAATTTGAAAAAGCACTTAAAGCAAATACCCCTGTTTATGAGATTGAAACAGATGAGCGGCTACAGGAAGATACCGTTATCAGTGGTTTTAAAGGAGCTAATGTTGGAATTGTATCCAAGGAAATTGGCTATGGCAAAGCGACTGGTTGGCGTGCGCACTATCCTAACGATGGGACCATTTACCAACGCGGACAAGACTTTAAGGAAAAAACCATCAATCAGATGACACCAAAAGCTAAACAAATCTACGCAGCAAAAGTTAAGGAGGGACTAGGACTTTGATTGCTGAAACAGCAGCTTATAAATTATTAAGTAACGATAAGACGCTAAATGAGTTGTTGGATAGGCTCAGAGGCGGTCCTTTTAAAAATGGGTTTAAGCAAGGCATATTTACTTATGATATTCCAGATAACCCAGTTGACTTGCGTAAGGTAGATTTAGCGCCTTTTATGCGAATCAACACAACATTAGACGGTCCTGCTGATTATGCAGATGATGAGATACTGTGTAACGAGCAACGGATCACCATCAATTTTTGGTGCAAAACAGCTTCTGAAGCTGACCAAATTAGCAAATGTATAGATGATATTTTAAAAAAAGGCGGTTTTGAAAGATACACCGCAAACGAAAAACCAAGATATAAAGATAGCGATATTGACTTACTGATAAATGTAAGGAAATACCGCTATTTTGATTTTTATTAAAAGAAAGAGGAAAAAATGGGAAAAGTAAAATTTGGACTACGTGACTTCCAATACGCAGTACTCGGAGATGATGATCAATTAAAAACAAAAACGGGAGGTATCAAATCACTACCTGGCATGAAATCAGCAAAGCTTGATATTACAAACGAATTAGTGACGGTAGCTGCTGATGATGGTCCATACGTAGTTTTATCTGGAGGTATTACAGAAACAAAACTTGAAATCGAGGTGTTAGACTTAACATCTGACGCACGAAAAGACTTCTTCGGAATTAAGGAAGAAGACGGAATCGAAAAATACAATAAGGAGCTGACCCCTAACGATGTTGCTTGTATGTTCCGAACAAGCGATGAAAACGGGAAAGCCATCTGGATTGGATTGCTAAAAGGTAAGTTTAACATTCCGGGTATGGAAATGCAGACTAAAGAGGGAGCGCCAGACCCTAAATCTGATACTGTAACAGGCAACTTTGTGTCTCGTGGAAAAGAAGGAGATGTTATTGTTATCGGTCGCGAAAGTGCTAGTGGTTTTAAATTAGAGAAGTTTAAAGAATTTGTGTTTGCTGGTGCGACAGATATTAAAAAAGGCGAAAACTTCGAAATGTAACAATCAGGTTGGATTTAAAATCCAACCTTTTATTTTTGATAAGGAGTAGATATGTACGAAATTACCTTAAAAAAAGGTGGTGTAGATAAAGTTTTTTCAAAGGACTTTATTAACGTTGAGGATAATTTGTTGGCTGTTGAGCATCAAGTTAGACAAAGCGCTGTGTTTAGCGATGAGAAAAGACGCTTAGATTCTAAAGCGCATAGAAAACTTAACGAATCTTACTTGCAAATGTTTGTTGATATGTACGCAGGTCAATTTACAGTCGATGATTTAAAGCAATCTGACATGAGTGTTTTAAATACACTTAATGACCTGTACATTGCAGCACTCGGTGGAGAGCAAGAGGAAGACGAAAGCGAAAAAAAGGGACAATAACCCCACAAGAGGCTAAAGAAAACTTACTCTTGTGGATACAGAGCCTTTTGAAAAACGGTTATACCATTTTAGATATTAAAAAAATGCGCTTATCTGATATTGAATTGATGGTACAAGCGCTAGAAATTGAAACTGTCGAAAAAGAAGAAGTGATTGAAACGACCTTGGATAAGGCATTCCCATTCCTTTTCGGCTAGAAAGGAGGATAAATGGGGAATATAGGTGATTTAGTAGCAACGGCTACACTAGACATATCACCATTTATGTCAAACACAAGAAACCTAAAAACCTACATGAAAGGCTTAGATAACTCGTTAAAAGCAGTTGAAAAGAGCTTTCAAGGGCATGGCGGGCGGATCAAAGGTCTTAAAGCGGTCTATGCTGAAACAGGTAGTGCATTAAAAGGTTACCAAGAATTACTAAAAACTCAGTCGCAAAAATATAGCGACCTAAAAAAAGAGATAGGTGATGTTAATAACGCTACTGCTGAGCAAAAGCAAAAATTGATTGGCGCTAAATCAGCCATGTTGGAGACTGCTGCGAAAGTCACAGAATTGCAAAACAGATTACGATCGTTAGCCACTGAAACTAGCGTTTTTACAAGATTTGGTAAAGCTGCTGAAAGAATCGGCGGGAAGATGAAGTCATTCGGCGATTCGGTAGCTGGAGTTGATGCTGCATTTACAAGAGGAGTCACCGCTCCGATTGTAGCGGGCGCTGGTTATGCTATTAAAGCAGCTGTTGACTATGAAACTGCATTTGCTGGTGTTAAAAAGACAGTTGATGAGACGGCGACAGTATCTTATGCGAAGCTATCACAGGGTATTAGACAAATGGCCAAAGAGTTGCCAGCCAGTGCTGTTGAAATCGCTCATGTCGCGGAGGCGGCAGGTCAATTAGGAGTTAAGACAGGAGATATTCTTAGTTTCTCTCGTACAATGATTTATTTAGGAGAGTCCACCAATTTATCGGCAGAAGAAGCGGCGACGTCTATTGCTAAAATTGCAAACATTACAGGTCTGGCTTCATCGGAGTATTCTCGCTTTGGTAGTGCTGTTGTCGCGTTGGGTAATAACTTCGCAACAACTGAAAGAGACATCGTAGCGATGACTAATCGCATTGCTGCGTCTGGTAAGCTTGCGGGATTAACCAATCAAGAGATGTTAGCTTTAGCAACAGCAATGTCAAGCGTTGGTATAGAGGCAGAAGCTGGTGGTACAGCAATGACTCAATCATTGTCAGCTATTGAACGTGCAGTTGCATCTGGAGGAGATAATTTAAATAAATTTGCTCAAATTGCCAATATGTCATCTGCTGATTTCGCGAGAGCATGGAAAGAGAAGCCAATTGTTGCATTGCAAGAGTTTATTAAGGGGCTTGGCCAGCTTGATAAAAAAGGTGAAAGTGCTACAAAAGTGCTTGACGACCTCGGATTAAGCGGTATCCGCCAGTCTAACATGTTGAAATCTTTAGGATTAGCATCTGAGACTTTAGGCAAGGCTCTAGATACCTCAAACAAAGCTTGGCAAGAAAACACTGCTTTAACTGACGAAGCTAATAAACGCTATGAGACAACAGAGTCTAAGCTAAAAATGCTTAAGAATGAAGTTAATGATGTAGCTATTGAATTTGGTGGCCCTTTGGTTGACGCTCTAAGAAATGGGCTCGAAGCAGGAAAACCAATTATTCAAATGGCAGCAGATTTAGCTAAGCAATTTAACTCGCTTGACAAAGAGCAACAACAACAAATTGTTAAGTGGGGGCTTATTGCAGCCGCAGCTGGTCCAGCTTTATCTATCTTTGGTAAAGGCGTTGGCATTATCGGAGGAACCATTCAAGCTATGGGCAAAATGAGTCGAGGGTTAGGCACTTTATCAGGCTGGTTGAGGACATTCAGAACTGGAGCAGTAGCAGCTAGTGCAGGAGCCGAAGCTGCCACAGCTTCTATGGGCGGAATGGCTGGCGCGGTTGCCTTATTAAGTAATCCTGTAACTTGGGGTGTGCTGTTAGGTGGTGCAGCCATTGTGGGTATAGGTTTAATTGCTGATAGCATGTATAAAGCCCAAAAACGCACAGAAGAGTGGGGAATTAAAGTGAGTCAAGTGCAAGCCAATGAATTGCAAAGATTTAAAAACAAAGTTGACGAAGCTAACCTCGCAATGACAACATTTGGAGTCAGGAGTGCTAATAATCTCGATAAAATCAAGACATCTTTTAAAGCACTGGCAGACGAAATAGAGGCTTTACAAAACAAAAAACTTAAGAAGGATCTAAAACTAGCCGAAAAGTTAGGTCTTAGTCAAGAGACAATCGAGGAGATTAGGCGTCAAGCTGACCAAACTGTGGCAACAGTTAGAGGTATGTCTGACAAAGTTGTAGACATTTACCGAAGAGCCAAAGAAGAAAGAAGAAGTTTGACTGAAGAAGAAAAGACTGTTGTCACTAAAAATTTGAATGACATGATCCAGACTGAGTTATCTTTGATGAACTACTCTAAAAAAGAAAAGATCGCCATTTTGAAGGCGATGAATGGAGAGATTGAAACGCTTAATTATGAGCAACTTAAAAAAGCTCAAGAAGTTGCTCAAAAGATGATAGAGAGCGAAAACAAGACTTATAAAAAGAGACGAAGTAATCTCAAAGAAATGTATGACAATATCAAAGGAGACTCTGAAACTGCTGTGAGAGCCAGAGAGGAGATTCACAGACAGCTGGAGACCTTGGAAGATAGTCATACAGCAAAAATGGAGAGTTTAGGAGAAAGATACTTAAAAATTCGTAAAAAACTTCTGGAAGACCCAGCTTTAGATCCACGAGTTAAGCAGGCTATGATTGATAGCTTAGACAAGGAATTTGAAAAATTAGGATTATCTTTCGAAAAGTTATCTAAAAGGAGTGAAGAGGCTAGCTCTAAGACCAAAATAAGCATGCAAGACATGACAAGCTCATTCAGAGCATCGATAGGCGAAGCCATTAGTTCATTGCAAGGGTGGGACAATCTTACGCCGCAGGAAAAACAATTGTTGATAGATGGGAATAAGGCTGTCAGTGAGATCCTAAATAGTAAAACTTTACTTGAGCAATGGCAAGCGCTGACCCCTCAGCAAAAAGAACTGTTAGCTAAAAATCTAACTCAAGACCCAACGTTATCAGCTCAACAAGCAATCGATAATGTTAAGCAGCGAGTGCCAGCTGATGTTAAAGCCTCGGACAAGACTGCTCCAGATGTCGCTTCTGCCGATAGAGCCGTTAACAGGCCTAAGCAAAAAGGTCCAGCTATTATTAGAGCACAGGATAATGCTAGTAGTGTTGCTAGTGGAGTTATTGGGTGGCTAAATAGTATACCTCGTACAGTGACATCGACAATAACTACAATTGTTCGTAAAATAACCGGCCATAAGACGGGAACTGATTACCACCCTGGCGGTTTAGCGATGGTTAATGACCAAAAAGGTCCTTTGTATAGGGAATTGATCACTTTACCGACGGGAGAATCCTTTATCCCGGAAGGAAGAAATGTCATTCTTCCTTTGCCAAGGGGGTCAAAAGTTCTTAGAGCAAGTCGTACAAAACAATTATTCTCGCATTATGCAAACGGAATAGGTTTTAATGATACCAAAATCGCTAGCTTAACAACTCGTCTTAAATCTGTGCAAGATAAAGGACAAGTGATTGTCAATACCGATCCTCAACTTGCGGAGTTGATTAAACTACTTAAAGATAGAGATAACAGAAATGTCACAAACAACTACACACTTAACGCTACAAACAGGAGTAACTCTGATGATATGTTTAATCAAGAAAACATGAGACGTCTCCTAAGAGAACTTGCATACTATACAAATGGAGAGAAAGGGAGGTTGGCTTAATGCGATACATTGAATTTAATGGTAAGAAAAGTGATAGCTTTGGTCTTTTGCTAGAGCGTGAACGATCTATTAAGTCAACGAGTAACGATGTTGATTTAATAGAAGTCGATGGACGCGACGGTGTACTCTTAAAAGACAATGGTCGTTTGAAAGCTATTGAGCAAGACTTTCCTTTTTCTTTGGTTGGTGACGTGGCTGTCAATCAGCAAAAAATAAGTGAATGGTTACATGTCAAGGGTTGGCACGACTTAGCTTTGTCTTGGGACAAGGACTATATCTATCGGGCTAGTGTTGTCAATCTTTTTGAAATAGACGAGATACTTAAGCAATTTGGTAGATTAAAGGTTAATTTCTTAATCCACCCTATCAAATACCTAAAAACTGGTAAGCAAGAGGTGTCTCTCGTTAATGGTGGCACTCTACAAAACCTTGGTAATGTGCAGTCTAAACCTATCTTAAAAATCAAAGGGACAGGCAACGGTGTTTTAACCATTAATGGTTTTGAGACGGGCCTCGAAAACGTCCAAGGAGAGCTCATCATAGATATGGAGAGGCACCTTGTCTATAAAGATATCCTGTCTGCTTGGGATAACATTGTGCGGACAGAACGCCACCGCATGCCACTATTTGATATTGGTCAAAACAAAATCTCATGGACTGGTAACTTTACTATCACCGCAGTGCCAAACTGGGGGGTTAAAGTATGATACCAGTTTTATACGAGGCCAAAGAAACCAAATTTAGGACTTTTGGCCTTGGTGAGATCGCAGACGCTTATGAGGTAAGAGTTACTCGTGAGCGCAACGGTAATTACTCGCTATATATCAAATATCCACTTGATGGTGTTTTTGCCTCGGTCTTTAAGGAGGAGCTTAAGATTAAGTCTGATGCCGGCCGAAGGACAAAATGGCAAACTTTTGAGATCAATCGGGTGTTGCGAAACAGTAAAGACCACATCGAGATTTTTGCAAGGCATATCTCAATGCGCACACAGGACATCGCTTTAAAACCATTTGTGAGCGGGTCTAGCATTGACGCAGAGTCGGCACTGGAGGTTTGGCGGGATAATCTTGTCGGTGATGATACCTTTGATGTTAAAAGCGACATTTTAACACTAGGCAGCTTTAACTGGGAAGTTGACAAGATAGGCAATGCAAGAGGCGCTCTCGGGGGTGTTGCTGGCTCTATCTTAGATGTTTACGGTGGTGAGTACGAGTTTGACAATCGCACAATCATCTTACATAAACAAATGGGGCGTAAGGCCCCTACGGTTTTGGAGTATGGCCGCAATATCGTCAGCGTGGAAGAGGAGCGTTTGCTTGATGGCAATTATACCTCAATCTATCCTTACGTAAGATATACGCCACAACCAAAGCCGCAAGAGGAAGCCTCTGGTAAGCCGCACATCGGTGAGCAGGAGCAGCCCGAAGAACAACTGGTGACGCTGCCTGAATTTATCCTAGATGGTCAGTATCTTGACTTATATGCCCAACGCAGAATACAGATGGTTGATTTATCTAGTCATTTTAATGATGACAAAAAAGAGCCGACAGTCGAAGAAATCAGAAAGCTGGCTCAGAAATATCTTAAAGATAACAATGTTGGCGCACCTAAAATCAGTATAGAGGTTGATTATATCGACCTGTCACAGACGCTTGACTATCAAGATTTTAGAGTTATGGAGGAGGTCGAGCTTTGCGATATTGTACCGCTTTACTATCCAAAGTTTGGTATCACAACCGAGACCGAAAAAGTCGTTGAGATTGTCTATGACGTCTATACAGATAGCAATCACACAATAAAGCTTGGCACGATTGGCCAATCTATCTCTAAGAGTCTGACAGGTGGTGTTACGCAGCGGATTGAGACGCTGGAAAACAACCAAAAGGTTATTACTAATAATCAACAGCAATTTGAGCTTAATTTACCCAAATACCTCAACGATCTAAACGGTACCAAGATATGGTACGAAAAACCAGATGACAACGTTGAGCACAAGATAGGCGATTTTTGGTTTGAGAAAAACGGTAAATATCAGCGTACCTGGGTTTGGGACGGGAATCAATGGGTAAAAATCATTGATACTGAGGATTTAAATCCTAATCAGCGAGCTTTTGATGAGGCTATGGCCGAGATTGAAAAGCTAAAGCAGCACCAGCGAGAACTCGACGAACGCAACCAAAAAGAGCTCGAAGAGTTTAGAGATACGCTCAAAAACCTATCTTTACCAGAGGAAGCCATCAAAAAGATAACAGAGGCTATCAAAGTTGATGATATACCGTCAATTAAACAGTCGTTTGACGACCTCGAAAACAAAGTCAGTGAGACGAGCGAGACCGCACGATTAAACGCTGAGATTATCGGGACAGATGGCAAGACCCGCTACAACAAAAACTTATTGGTTGGCGACCCTAATCGTGTCAAAAAAATTGATGAGGATTTTATCGAGGTAGAAGCCAACGATGGTGGCTTTAGACGCGGTGAGACTTACACCATCAGCTTTAGCCAAACTTGCGAGCTGCTCAAAAAAGTGGCTATCACGTTGACGCAAGCTAATAATAAGGGTGTTAAATTAGTGTTGATACCGACTAAAGCTAAGATGGAGGCGCAGACCTTTAATCTAAGTAAAGATAAGGAGGTCATCAGCGTCTATCCTTTGAGCTACAGGGCTGTTTTGACAGGTGACTGGTATAAATCTAAGCAGATTGAGTTAAATGCGGCAGAGGTCCAAAATTTGGCTCTGGAGATGTCTTATAGAGACGTAGTTGATAGCAATAATGCTAGTTTGATTTTGGATTGGTCCCCAAATCCAGATGTTATTTTTGATGGAAATGGAGGTAGTTAATGTCAGAGACTATATCAGCTATAGTTGTGCATAAAAGCATGACAAAAAACGAGTGGGAGTCTAGTGACATCATTTTGCCACAAGGCCAGCTCGTCTATGAGTCTGACACAGGCCATAGTAAATTTGGCGACGGTAAAAATAGATATGTAGATTTGATCTATCAAGGTGGGCCACCTGGACCACAAGGTCCACAAGGACTAAGTGGCGACCGCGGTCCCATAGGACAAACGGGTCCACAAGGTAAACAAGGTGTCAGTGTCCAAAGTGCATCAGTAGATAGTGAGGGCTATTTAACTGTTTTGTTAGATAACGGACAGTCCTTTAAATCTGATAGCAGCTTAAAAGGATCTAAAGGAGATACTGGTCCTAAAGGTGCTGACGGTAAAATGACTTTTGAGCAATTGACGCCAGAGCAAAAGCAACAACTAAAAGGCGACAAAGGTGATCCAGGTCCTAAAGGGGACATTGGTCCTAGAGGCGCAACGGGGCCCCAAGGTCCTAAAGGAGAGCCAGGGATAAATGGTATGGACGGTCCAAGAGGTGCAACAGGTCCCCGAGGACTGCAAGGCCCACTAGGAAAAGATGCGGTTTTGCCCGACGACGTTGTTAGACGTGGTGAGCTAGCAGCTTATCTGCTACGGTCGGAATACAAAGCTAAAGGCTCAGGATCAGGTCTAAGCTATAAAGTTGTCACCCAGTCTGAGTACGATGATCTGTATGATTACAACGACAACGAGTTGATCCTCGTGACGGAGGGTTGACATGGCATATAAGCTTTATACTAAGGCTGATGTTGGTGACAACATGTTGCTTGTCGCTGGCCGCCCTCTGCCCGATGACACAAAGCGCCTAAAAATCCAGCGTGAGACGTTAGATGTGTTAACTATTACCCATTATGGCTCTTACGACATGGTGCACCTCAAGTCGACAGTCAAAAAGGCGTATAGCAAAAATACAGTTGTTACTCCTGTATCTGCAGCTGCTAGCAAGCCCAAAGCTAAGCCAAAGCACGTTTTAAACTTTGCTAAGGCTAATAAGGTTTATATAGGCAGCACTCGTGTAATAGCAGTGTATTTGGGTGATCGCCTGATTTGGTCTGACAAACATAGCAGCGGGACCAAAACTGTCTCGGTTGTGGGGAGTCTTGATATCAGACAATCACAAAAAATGCTGTATTTGTACTTAATAGCGCCAGACGTCGCAGATGTTAAAAGCAAGCGCATTAAATCGATAGCGATCAATGGCGTTAAACTGTCAAGCACTGCACAAATCAGCTTTGAGGGCAGCAGCTATTATTACCTTGTGACAATCAAGCAAGTTGCTAACATCAAAGAGATCAAAAATATAGCGTCAAAAAACAAAATCACGCTAGAGTTTTAGGAGGTAACAATTGAGCAGAGACCCAACAATAACATTAGACGAGTCAAACCTCGTCATAGGACAAGATGGCCGCATGCACTACACGTTTGTAGCGCAAGATGATAACCAAAAAGTCAGACTGGCTAGTAACTGTCTAGGCACAGCGCATTTTAACCAGCTGATGATTGAGCGAGGAGGCCAAGCGACGGACTACGTTGCGCCCGTTGTTGTTGAGGGCAGCGGCAAGCCAACGGGCTTATTTAAAGATCTTAAAGAGCTTAGTCTTGAGCTCACAGATACTGCTAATTCCCAGTTGTGGTCAAAAATCAAGCTGACGACAAACGGCATGTTACGTGAGTATCATCGTGATCATATTAAAACAGAAATTATTGAGAGCGCCGATGGTATTGCCAAGCGGATTGCCGATGACACTGGCCAAAAGCTGGCACTAATCAATGAGACCATCAACGGTATCAGACGCGAGTACCAAGACGCAGATAGACAGCTATCCGCGAGCTACCAAGCAGGCATTGATGGCCTAAAAACTCAACTGGCCAATGATAAAATCGGTCTACAAGCTGAGATTAAGCTGTCAGCTCAAGGCTTGTCACAAAAATACGATGACCAGATACGGCAGCTATACTCTAAAATCACCACAACCTCATCAGGTACCACAGAGGCCTACGAAAACAAGCTTGAGGGCTTGCGGGCAGAGTTTACAAGATCTAACCAAGGCCTGCGCACTGAGTTAGAGTCGCAGATTAGCGGGTTAAGGTCTGTGCAGCAGTCAACTGCCAGCCAAATCTCACAAGAGATCAAGGACCGGACAGGCGCTGTCAGTCGGGTGCAACAGGACTTAAATAGCTATCAACGTCGATTAGCAAGTGCTGAGGGCAATTACAGCAGTCTTTTGCAGACAGTTAAAGGTCTACAATCAACTGTTAGCGATCCCAAAGGTAAAATCCAATCACAATTTACACAGCTGCAAGGTCAAATTGAGCATCGTGTGACTAGAGATGGGGTTATGAGTATCATCAACGAGTCAGGCGATAGCATTAAGCTAGCGATCCAAAAGGCTGGTGGGATTGACGCTAAGATGAGCGCTAAAGAGATTATCTCAGCGATTAATCTTAACGGCTATGGCGTGCGGATCTCTGGCGAGCGTATTGCTCTGGACGGTAATACGACCGTCAATGGGGCATTTGGGGCTAAGCTCGGTGAGTTTATTAAGCTCAAAGCTGATCAAATCATTGGTGGTACGATTGACGCCGCTAAGATTAGAGTGATCAATCTTAACGCTAGCAGCATTGTTGGCTTAGACGCTAACTTTATCAGAGCTAAAATTGAGCATACGATTACAAGTTTGCTTGAGGGTAAAGTTATCAGAGCTCGCAACGGAGCGATGATGATTGACTTGTCAAACTCTAAGATTGACTTTAACAGCAACGCTACCATTAACTTTAATAACAAAGACAACGCTTTGGTACGTAAAGATGGCACACACACTGCCTTTGTGCACTTTAGCCATGCGACGCCTAAAAACTATACAGGATCTGCGCTATATGCATCTATTGGTATTACCTCGTCAGGTGACGGGATTAACAGTGCGTCGAGCGGTCGTTTTTGCGGCGCTAGGTTTTTTAGGTATGCGCGAGGTTACGAGCATACTGCATTAGTCGATCAGGCCGAAATCTACGGTGATGATATTGTCTTTAGCGACGATTTTAACATCGATCGTGGCTTTAAGATGCGGCCTAGCCTAATGCCAAAAATGGTCGATCTCAATAAGATGTACCAGGCCATTTTAGCTCTTGGCCGCTGCTGGCTACACGCTAATAATACAGCGTGGACCTTTAACTCAGACACTACCAGCGCAATTATCAGAGAGTATAACTCTTACATCAACGGATTATAGGAGACAACATGGATTTAACAGTACAAAACAAAGACTTAAATACGCTCTATAGCGTACTAGACAAAATTAAGGTTACTAATATGAGAGTTAATCGCGGCCGCGCTAAGCTACTGTCTAAAGTCGAGGCTAAGCTAAGAGAGTACGCTAAGGACGAGGTTGATATTATCGATCAATACGCTGCTAAAAACGACAAAGGTAAGTGGTTAGTTGATGACAAAGGCAACGCTAAATTAGCTGATGTCACAAAAGTAGCTGAGCTTAACGACTTTTTAGACGAGTTAGCCAACGAGCCTATTGTCATCAAAGGCCATGAGTACTCTAAGCGATTTATCGACTTTTTGGAGTATCTGGCCGAGGCCGAAGATGAGTTTACGGGGGCCGAAATTGTACTGATTGACAGCATTTTGGAACAATACGAAGCAAGTAAAAAAGGAGAATAATTATGGCTAGAAATTGGAAAATCGTCGGCAAATATCCACAACCAAACGCGCTAGGGGTTATTGAGGGTACACATGTCATCATCACAGGTGATGACGGTGCATCTATCCCGCAAACGATAAAAAAAGATCTGTCATCTACAAATGACCTCGACGTTATTAAAATGGTCCTCGACGAATTTAAAAAATCAGAGTATGTCGAAATTGCTATGGGCGAGGCAGTCCAAAAAGTTGATGACTTGGAAAAGTTGTGTCAAGATACTGCTAAGACAGCAACAACTGCACAAACAGCTGCAGGTCTGGCCAGAGCAGTTGCAGAGCGCACACAAAAGATGATTAACTTGCAAACTATCCACGTTTTGACAAGTGGTGGCAAGATTGAGCCTGATATTTACAAAGGCATGCTTGAGCTTATTGCGCCGGCCAAAAAAGGGCAATATCAAGAGCATGATGTCTTTACTGTTGTAGATGAGTCTCATGAGGACTTGGCCGGCGAGGGTAAACTTGTCTTTGTGTATGTTAACGAGGCCTTTGAGTACGACAAGCAAACCCTCAAAGATCTGGAATCAGAGGATAAAGTCACAGTTATCAAGTACGCTGATTTGGTTAAAGGCAAATAGTGAGGTGATTAGATGATAGATTTTGTGCAAATAGGCACTTTTTGTGGCGCTGCTCTGTCTATCTTTGGTGTTTGGGGATTTATCGTCAATCCTTTTAAAAAAGCGCTGGAGGCTAACGAGCTAGCCATGGCCCAACTCAAAGACTCGATCAAGGAGCTAGCCTACGAGCTAAAAAATCTTGATCGTGATGGAGAGATAACCAAAAAGATTATCGATCGGCATGAGGAGCGTTTAGGACGTGTAGAGGACGACATTATTGTCAATAAAGAGCAAATCAAAACATTATTTAAAAAAGGAGACTAAAAATGGATAAATGGTTTAAAAAAGTAGCAATCAAAACAATTAAGACAATGGCCCAAACCGCTGTAGGGGTTATTGGATCAAGCGCATTGATTACTGACGTCAACTGGCAGGTGGTGGCCTCAACAGTTATTATGTCAGGTATTGTCTGCGTCTTGATGAATGTGTCTGACATCAAGGAATAGCATTATGCGAGCAATCACACGAT